GAATTTCTTTTCAGCATTTATAAACATCCGTCAGCCATCTAGCGTTAAAGATTGAACTATTTGGCAGTGCTTGACTTGCACGTAACTTGTATACACAGACAAAATTTGTGTTAAATGTTTCTAAAAGAATGTTATAAGCTCAATCAACAACCACAACTCTGGAATTATGAACAAATCTTAATAATAATACCTTGTTTCGTACAAAAATCCATTAATTGAAGCAAAACACAGAGATGATCTTTACCAGTATTTTCTTACACAAGGCAGAGACCAGACGACGTTTCAGAAAAGTCCAGAAACGTTGCCAAGCACTATTTAATGAACACCTAAGTAAAAATATGTCTTCCATAAATTATCAATAAACAAAAAGAAATGTATGCATCAAGAAGAACAATCAATAAAGAAAATAAAATATTGGTCTAGAAAATACTAGAAACAACTTTGAAAAATTAATTGAACTAGCCATTTAGTGAACGCAACGTAAACCCTGCCTTAAAAGGGAGTGGGAAATTTCGCCGCGTTAAAACAATGACGGGATAATCATGAATTTTTCTAAGTGTTGACAGAGAGCCAAAAAAAGGAAATGGGACGGACCAGGGATATCGACGGGAGACTAACGAATTACAAAAGAAAAAGGAAAGAATTATTTTTTTCAAGGGATCGCGTTGGGACATCTTTTGGATGAACTCGTTGTAGGCGTGCCATTGGTACGGCTTTGGAGCTACCCTGAGACACAAGTTCCTATCTGGGACCGTATCCTACATAAGTAATTATTTACTAGTGTTATTCTTAGTAATTATTCCAGTGAGGACCAATGGATTACTCAAAAACTGAAAAACAACTTCACAGGGTCAGTTGCGGCTGATTTGGCAGTGACCAATTGCTCTACTTCACGACCTGTGTCACGAATGTTGAAACTGCCTGGATACTCTACTTCACCTGTCCAGGCTGTGCCCTGATACTCTGCGTACAGGTCCCAGATTTGTTCTTCAGCCAATTCAAGATTGTCTGCTTTCTCTGATAGTTTGGCATTGAGCAATTGGAATTCTGTTTCCATAGCAATGCCACTCAAGGTGGCAACTTCTGTGGCACGAACACTTCCTGTGTTGGCCATACGGTCAATCATTTTCACACGGTTGTTGATTGATTCGTAGATCATATTGATAGGAGTTGCGTCAGCGTTGAGCATAAAGGGACGCAGGCCTGGATCAAGATTCTCTTCCATAAGGATTAGAGCACCTGCTCCTGCACCTATCTGTGTTGAGGGTGTGGCTACTAAACTTGGATGTCCTTCCAGACGAACACTTTGTTCTACTTCAGAGAGTTCATTGTAGATGGCTCGCTGTTGATCAGCAATGTCAGAGATATCACTGATGCCCAGGCCACGCACCTGACTGCGTTCGTTATACACCAGCACAGCAGGTATCTTGCCCAGTTCATTGACTTCTTCTTTTACCAAGTTGGCTGAACGTGTTTTGTCTGTGGCTTCATATGTGCGGATAGTGTCCGTGGTCCATTCACGGATGGTGATCACTGAATCATTCACGTCTTCAATGTATTTGAAATAGGCCAACTGGTAGCGACCATTGGGCAAGCGTTCCCAACGCCAGTCAGTGACCACGAGGGGTGTCAAGAGATTCACATATGGACGAACACCTTGTGCCAATTGGTCTGCTAATGTTTCTGCTTCTATAGAGGGCTTGGTCATCAACACCCAGGCGTGTCCAAACACACTGGCCCAGATTGCAGTCTCTTTCATAAACGCATTGAAACTGCGTCCATCCAAGTCAGCATCAGACAAGAAGTCCGCCAAGGCTGGATCAGTTTCTAATCCAGCAAACTCCCGCTCAGGGTTGTCACGGAACAAGAATGAGATATAAACTGAGATCACTGAGCGACAATGATTGTCTAATGGTGTTGAACGCAAGCGGGCCTGGTATTCACCATCTGTTTCTAATGTGTATCGCACCAGGTGAAAGCCTCTGCGGTATTCGTCACCACCCAGATAACTATCCAGCAAGAACTGCCAGCGATCCTTGTTGCGTTGAAATTCGTAATTGGTTGTGCCTATGTAAGCGTAAGCGTCTAATAGTACTTGATTGGCCATTATTGTATCCTATGTGACCAGCGTTGTTGCGGCTGGGGTTTAACATCTCGCTTGACGGGCCAAATGTAGTTGATCATATATCTCAATGCGTCACTCATATGGTCATATCCTGAGTCCTTGTCTGGCTGAGATGTGCCTTCTTTATAAGCGTGGCGTTCCAGACTTTCAATAGTGTATTTACACTTTGGATCAACCAGTAGTCTTCTAACACCCGTTGCGTCACACAAGCGACTATTCACAGCATTGATACCATCACGCACAGCGTCGTGAGCCAAGGGTGCTTTCACAACAAAGCCTGCGTTTTGTAGCAGACTTAGGTCAGTTGATCCACCTGCAGAAGTCTTGCGTTGGCGACTGGCAGGGTCAGGATACACTTGTATTTTTGTTTGTGGATAACGTGTCTTGATTTCAGAGATCATCTCTTGTGTGTTTGAACTGAACATACGGATCTCATCCACAATGTGCAGGGTTTCGCCCAGACGCACACCTATTGTGGCACTCATTGGGTCAATGTTAAAGTCCATACCAATGTAGATTGTGTCAGGTTTATCCACCTTGAATGGCACAACATTGTCACGGCTAAAAGCGTAGTAGATACGCCCTGCAAATGATTCAAAGGTGGCCTCGTATTCTTGACGGAATGTGCGTTCATCCATCTCACTCTTGGCTGCGGCAACTTCATCAGCGGCCACACGCCCACCATCCAGCGTGGTGTATTGATAACTTACCCAGTCATCAGCGTGTTCAAGACTCATATCAAATATGTCCTTTGACCAGTTGCCTGTGCCCTTGGGTGTGCCAATGAATAGTGCGTGACCTTTTTTGTCACTCAGAGTGGGGCGGACTGCTGTCCATACATCTGGATCCATATCAGCAAACTCATCAAAAACGCAAAAATCTACAGAAAATCCACGCATACGGTCGTACGCATCTGCTGAACGTATGCCTATTTCAGATCCATTGCGTAAGTGTATTGTGAGTTCTGACTCGTTGATTTTTGAGATCCAGTTGAGATTTTGCAAACGGCCTTTGAGATGATCCCAAACAATGCCTTTGCCTTGCCCGCGTGTGGGTGCAATGAACCAGCATCTGCGATCAGGGAAGCGAGCAAACTTGGCCAACTCACGCATTGCCAACCAAGTCTTTCCAAAGCGACGACCACAGATTGCTACTCTGAATCTATGTGCGTCATTGGCAATGGTTTGCTGTGCTGTGCTTAGAGCCAATCAATCATCCTCCCAGGGCAACACTTGTGCTTCTTGCACTGAGAGTGGGCTGTCACTCTGTCCCAGTAAGTTTTTGCCCAGGAAGATAAGCATTGTTGGATTACCACCCATTGCCACTTCTATTTGTTTTCTGCGTAGGCTTTGCTTTAGCGTCTCGCGACCTTTTAGCAGTTCTACGCTGAAATTGTAGCGAAGAGTGTTGCCATCAATGCCAAACCACTCTGCTATCTCAATGTCCTTGCAACCTATTGCGGCCAGTTTAAACACATCAGCAGAAGGCACAACTTTTTGGTTTCTACCAACTATTTTGCCTTCAGTTTCAACCACACCTTTTTTACGGCCTGGCTTGCGATTATGCACATATTCTGCACAATCAGTCAAGAGGGTTTGCTTGGGGGTTGCTAAGTTTGGAACGTCTGGGACGGTGCTGCCGTCATCTTGATCTTTTGGCTGATCAATGCCTGCCTCGTTTGACATAGGTAGAGTAATCCTTTACCGCCTCAATGGGCGTAAGATTATTTACCTATTTTTGAGATCCTCGTATGTTTTGGTCAAGTGCGAAAGCATAACGTATTGGTCCCAGGCATCTTGCACGGCTGGGTTCTTGATGGCACGTTCGTGTGCCAGAATGATTTGTTCTATCTGTCGCCAGTCGCGTTCTGGTATTTGCACTTCCACACAAGGTATGTCCTGCGTGGCGGGCAACACATCTTGCATTCTTGCACTGAAACTGCCTGGCTTGTATTCTCTGAATACCTCGCGACTTTGGCGTATGTGTGCGTTATCTAATAGTGCCAACTCGTCGTCCTTGCGTGTTGTATATGGTCAGAGCGTGTGGTGCTTGATAGCGAACACCAGAGCCTGAACCACCGTATTCTGTTGTGGCAGAAGGATCACGGTATTCTGTGTGCCCATTCTGCGTGATGCACTTGAGTGCTTGGTGGCAAGGATTACCTGCTGGGTTGGGTGCGGCACACGCTGTTATCAAGCACACGATGCTGATCACGCTGAGCCTTGCAATAATCATCATAATGTATTTCCCGTTCCAATGCTTGTTGAATGATTTCATAGCCATCTTCTGGCCAGTCTGTGATAATGTTTCGCAAGCAAGCCTGCAATCTCAAGCGATCAAACAACTTGTTCTTGATCATCTGCTACCTCTTGTGTGTTGTCCATTAGGTCAAAAAACTCATCCACGCTCTCATCCAAGTCAGGATTCTTCTGATTGATTGCACACCAGTTGAGCCAGATCTCATCTTTGACTTCAAAACTCAAGCCCTTGTATTGTGTCCAAGTCAGCGGCCAAGTTGTTCTGGCTGTGGTGCTCCAACTGGCGGGCTTGGGTGGTTTGGGTGGCACAGGGATCTGCTGATAGTTTTTTGGATCAGTTTCACACCTGTTGATTATGGTGCTCTTGTCGCATTTGTGTGCGGCACCTGCTTGAGCGGCACTGGCAAACTCACCCTTGGGTGTCTTATAAAAAAACTTCTTGGGCACGGTGTTCCTTTTGTACGAGTGTCCAGAAGATCAGTTCGTCTTCTGCTTGGCGTAGTTCATTTTGTTTTTGCACAACCAGGGCTTGGTAATGCTCTATGTTGGCTGTGATGCCTGCTGGTCCTAAATCAACTTGCTTCATTCTGCTACCTCTTCTTGTTCAGCAATGTGTTCGTTATACCAGGCCTCAATCTCTTGATCAGGCACATATCGCAGATGACGCTCCAAGTTGTCCCAATCACCTGCTGTGCGTGTGCCATCCTCGTGCTGATGGATAATGATCCACTCGCTCATATCCTCATTCCAAAAGATACCGCAAGTGTCAAAGCCCAGGCTGTTGCGGTCCAGGCTGTAAGTGTCGCCAGCAATACAATCACGCATTGTATCAAAATCAATCATTCTGCTACCTCTTGTTGTTTGGCTTTCCAGGTGTCAATCAGTTCTTGAATGCTAACTCTGCGGCCTGAACTATGATCGTATTCACTACTCCAGGTCTTGGCATTGATCAGCACACACGCATCTTGAACAGAACTCCAAGTTTCGCGATCACCTAATACCACAATATTTTGCATATTCATTATGCTACCTCCAGGATCTGCGTTGTGCCTTCATACACTTCACCTGGTTCAGTCTCTGAACGAGTGGCTGGCTCATTGCCTGTCCAGTTATCATCAACCCATTCTTCAACAGAACCATAGTCAGGATGCTGTCCTGATTTTATCTGTGCCAATTCTTCTGGCGAGATTTCAAGATCCCATTGATCCACAAAGTTAGTTTCAAAAACACCAGTTCTGACGTAAGTGATTTTCATTTTGCCTGCTCCTTAAAGATTAGTAATAACCGTGCCTGCCTGCACCAGATTGCCAGAGTTGGCACCAATGCTGGCCAGTGTAGAGGCTTTGATTGCGGCACCGTGTTGCTGTGTTGGCACATTAAACGATTCAAACTGACCAAATGTATCAGTGGTGCCCAGTGGCACAGGGTCATTTACCCAGCACTTACAGATACCAGTTGCGGCATCGTATTCAACCACTTTGAAATACTTTTTGTAGATGTCCAGTATCTCTCTGCGTTCTTTGCGACCCAGAGTTGGTAAGTTATCACTAATCCAAACTTTTTTGGTTGCTGCCAACATCTGTTTGGCGTAAGCGTGTGCGATGTCTTTGTTTGACATAAGGTGC